TTGACCTCGACAAAATCAGGCCTGGGATGAGTCCTGAGGATCTGGATAGCGCTCGGCAAGAGATTGCGCGAGTAGCGGCTCAGGCTCTTCGCGGCTCGTAGCCGAATTGATTTGCAGCGTTCAACTAACTATAGGAGATATTAATGCCAGCAATTACTTCCACGAATGTAGCTTCCGCGATAGTAAAACTTGTGGCGGCCGACGCTTTGCCAGCACTTGTCAGCAACCTCGTCTTGGGAAATCTTGTTAACCGAGACTATGAGCCTACCCTAGCCCAGGCTGGCGACACGGTGAATGTGCCCATTCCACCGACACTCGTCGCCAACAACATTGCTGAAGGGGGAACAGTAACAACACAGAACCCAAGTTTGGGGAATGCTCAAATTGTGCTTAACACTCACGCGGAGGCAACGTTTCAAATCCCGGATGTCACCAAGGTTTTAGCTGTCCCCGACCTATTGCGGGTTTACATGCAACCCGCCGTCATTGCGATCGCAGAGCGAATTGAGTCAGACCTGCTCGGATTGTACGCAAGTTTCTCCGCGAACACCCCGGTCGGTGTCGCTGGGACGCCAATCACAGAAGCTGTCATCGACGCTGCTGAAACGGCGATGTTTCAGGCCAAAGTTCCCTCTAGCCAGCCGAAGCATCTGATCGTCGATGCAAGCACGTATTCACAGATGAGGCAGATCCCTCGGTTTAGCGAATTCCAAACGGCTGGCGAGGCGGGCCTCCGAGCTCTAATCGAGGGCACGGTCGGAAAAATCAAGGATTTCTTCGTATTCAGATCACAACTGGTGGCCAAAACTGGAAGTTCGCCGGTAACCACGCACAACCTCGCGTTCGTTCGTGATGCGATCGGCCTGGTAATACGTCGCCTTCCGCAACCGCTACCGGGAACCGGGGCAATCGCGGAGTATGCAGATCTCGGAAACTTCGGAATGCGAGTTATCATGAGTTATCAGCCGAACACGCTTTCGCAACAGTTTACAGTCGATGTTCTTTATGGCGCCGCTGCTCTTCGCAACACTTTTGCGGTGCAGGTGAACTCCTAACTTTTCCCTAATTGCCCCGGATCGGACTCGATTTCTGGGTGCATACACAGCCAGCTATGAACTTGAAATCGTACTTTCAAAAGATTCGTGAGTTCGAAAGCAGCATGGTCGAGCCCTTCGTTGTCCTGATAAGTCACGAGACGTCTGACGGCGGTAAAGAGGGCCTGCTCACTGAGGTCCCCAAGGCGGTTGCAGCCAAAATGATTGCCGATGGACGCGGGCATTTGGCGAGCGAGGAAGCCGCAAAGGAATTTCAAGAACGGAAGGCACAAGCAAAAAGAGACGCCGATACTGAGGCGACAGCCAGCCGAATGCAAGTGACCCTTGTACCGACAGCTGACCTTGTGAAAACAAAACGCTTCACAAAAGAGTAGCAGAACGGACCACACAGATGGCTCTGTTTACCGATGCTCCGATCTCAAATCTGGATCAACTGGCGGCGCAAGACAGTGGGGTCCTCGATGTCGCCAGTAACGAAGGGATTGATGCATCAGCTAAAATATCGCTTGCGCAAGAGGAAGTGGGTGTGGCGCTCAGGTCAGCCTTTTCGCGCTCAGCATTTTCACGCACAAGCCCGTCGCTCTGGTGGCCGGGGAGCGTAGCGACGTCAGTCAGTGCGCTGCAACTTCCGAACATAGTGGTGACACCACCACTACGGTTATGGCACACGTTTCACGCCCTGGAACTGGTCTATCGTGACGCCTACGGAAGTCAGCTAAACGATAGATATGCGGCCAAGTGGAAGGAGTACCAGGGTCTTGCGAAGCAGGCATCGGCCATGTTGTTCCAAACGGGGATTGGCGTCGTCTCGGATCCTCTTGCGGTCGCTAGCAGCCCTGAAATCCGTCTCTTGAGCGGGCCACAGTCCGCGACGATGTATTACGCGCAAGTGGCATGGCTGAATTCCAGGAGCGAAGAAGGAATGGCCAGCTCGGTCACGTCGATCAACGCTTCCGATCAAAACTCGGTACAGGTCACACCTACTAATCCACCGTCCAATGCCGTGGCGTGGAATGTGTATGCGGGTGTAGCGATTGACTCAATCACGCTCCAAAACGCTATCCCCCTTGCCCTGGATCAGACGTGGCTTCTGCCACCGTCCGGCTTAGTGCAGGGACGAACCCCAGGATCGGGACAAGAGCCGAACTATTATTCCCAGGTACCACGATTCCTCCAACGAGGCTAATCGGCATGCTCAGTATAGCTGGCAGGGCCACATCAAAACTTCAGGAATTGTTAGCTTCACCGAATGGACTGAATGCGAGTCTAGCAGCGTTGGCTCAGTCGGAACTAGTAACGGTCCTGCCTATCCCGCCCACCAATCTCTTCACCGACAATGTATCAACCGACATTGCCGAGAAAAGCGTTGAACCAAAGTACACGGCAATTTACATTTACTGTGACAAGATGGTGAATACCCTGACGGAGAAGTTTCGAAGCTTCTCTGGAACGATCGAAATGATGATCGATGTGCGAGTATCACAAGACCGCCTTGGGGGAATTGATCGGGCCTCACAATTGTATACTGCCGCGGTAACCCAGACACTCAATCAGAATCGAGGTGACTGGGGCCAAGGCCTCTTCTACACCGGCCGGTACGAAGTTTCGTTCGGACCAGTGAAGCACGGTGGCCGCAACTTCATAAAATCTGCAAAGATCTCGGTCCATTTGGACGCGAGTGTGGAGTAACTATATGTCCGTATATATTTCCTCCAATGCGAACCGATTTTATTGCGCTGCGGAAGTGACCTATGGCCAGGTACCGTTGATTACTTCCGACAATCGGATCCCAGCTGTAAAACTCTCGGCCAGACAACAGCTCGAGGTGACAAGTCGCAAGGACAAGACCGGAAGTCGAACGTTTGCCGGTTTGCCGCCTGGCGGCCGTCGACGGACCACATTCCAGCTGAACACGCTGCTGACCACCTGGGCGGGAGGTCCAAGCTCGCCGAGTTATGGACCGCTATTTCAAGCCGCGCTGGGCAGCGGAGCACTGATGTCCCCCGGCGGCACGCTTGGGGTGAGTTCGACCGCCTCCACGTTGGCGTTTGCGGCGCCTCACGGCCTCATTGCCGGGCAGGCCGTCGCGTACCTTGGAGAAATCCGGTTCGTAACCGCTGTCATTGATACTCTTTCGGTCCAGTTGAACGCACCGCTCTCGGCGGCACCAGTCTCAGGTTCCAGCACCGGCCCGACAGCGACGTACTTCCCTGCTACAGCCCTTCCTACGGCGACTGTGTTTGACTATTGGGCCCCAACTTCCGCAGTCCACCGTATCCTGTGCGGAGCAGCCGTGGATCAGATGAGCGTTAAAGTAAACGGAGACTTTCACGAGTTTGTGTTCAACGGAGTCGCACAGGAGCTCGTGGATAGCACGAGTTTTTCAAGCGGAATCGGACAGCTCAGTGCGTTTCCTCCAGAGCCAGCACTTGGAACATTTGATTACTCGATTGTTCCCGGCCATCTTGGGCAGGCCTGGCTGGGGAATGTCCCCGGCCAGTTTTTTACGCTCACCGACGCTCAACTGTCGTTGAATAACAACTTAGATGTGCGCGCTCATGAGTTTGGCTCGATCTCGCCACGAGCTGTCTCGCCCGGCATCCGCGCGGTAAGTCTAGAATTTGAGCTGTATCAGATGGACGATGCGGCAACTCAAGGGCTGTATCAAGCAGCGAAACAACAATCACCCATCAGTGCCATGATTCAGCTTGGGCAGCAACCGAACCAGCTATTTGCCGGATACTTAAAAAGCCTCATCCCGCAAGTACCTGAGTATGATGATAGCGAAGCGCGCTTGAAGTGGCGGTTTCGTGGCTCGCGAGCGCAGGGCACGGTGGATGACGAGATCACCATCGCTTTTGGATAAGCATGAATTACGAAAGTCGTGTTCGGATCGAGTCCAGGGTCATTCCGGGGGTTGCTTTTGTTGTAGCGAAAATGTCACTTCTGCGGCGGATGGATCTGATTCGCCGCGTTCGGGAATTGTCACTCAAATGTGAATTCCTAAATGCTGGGGAGCAGGCGGAAGAAAAGCTGCAGGCGGCGCTCTTTTCGGTCGAAATCGACCGACTATACGTAAATTGGGGTTTGCAAGAGCTGACCGGACTGGAAGTCGACGGCGTCACGGCGACACCGGACTTGCTTGCGAACTCGGGGCCCGAAGCTCTATTCCGTGAGATCGCGGCCGCGATCAAAGCTGAATGCGGCCTTTCGGAGCCAGAACGAAAAAACTAATCGTCGCCTTCCATTTTCTGCGTTCGAACCCAGCCGCCTGGAAGTGCGACACATGCCGGAAATCCGGATTGCAAATCATTAGAAGATGCGGTTGGGCGCCGGCCGGGCAACAAAGCGTTCCTCGCGTTGTCTGGGCCCGAGGACGGGTTTCAACCGACGAGTGTCCGAAGTCGCTGATCACACCGCAAAGTATCGGCTGGGTAGAAGAGTTTCTGGTCTGGAAGCGTCTTCATCTGGCGCTCTCACTCGATGTCAATGTGCGGCAAGCGGAAGCGTTTCTGATTTTAGAGGAGCAATTGGACCTGGAGAAGCAGAGTGGCACAGAGCAACTGGAGTAATG